ATTCTGTTACCAAACTCAGAAGTATATCCAGTATTAAGTTGTTCAAGTTTTTTCTGAAGTTCTTCATTTTGTTTTTTCTGTTCTTCAGCATATCGATAAGCAGCATCAGCTTCCTCTAAAGCTTGTTTTCTTTTAGCTGTAAGTTGATTTATACGCTTTTGTACATTTTCAGAATACTCATCAAGCTCGTCATCAGATTGTTCAGTGCGAACATTTGTTCGCTCTTCTTCTTTTTCAACGACTGGTTTAGTATCTATATTTTTTTGATCACCATCCTCAATATCAACTAAGACATTTTCTTCGACAGGATTTTCTTCTTTTACTTGTTCTTGTATGTTATCCATCATGCTCTCCATTATACATACGAAATATCTGTTGGATCAAGTATTTTCGCAATAATATTATCATCATTTATAAGTCTTAACTCAAGACCCTCCACTTTGAACCTATTTCCAGCATATCTACCCATAAGTACCCATTCTTTCTCAGAACAGTATGGTCCATTTGGGAATTTTTCAGAATCCAAATATGCGTCAGGCCCTAACTTAACTACATATGCTACTACTGTTGCAAAACTTTCACGCTCTCTCGTAGCGTCAGGAATAAACACTCCACCCTTAGTTTTTTCTTTAGGGTAGTAGGGTATTACTAAAAGTCTGTAACCAGTTGGCTGTGGTAATCTGTCCAAAGTTGATTCATCTAATTTAGAGGGGTCGTTTTCATTTTTACTTGTCTCTTCCTTAAATGCTTTAGTGATTGGAGAAGGTGTTGGATTTATATTTTTTTGTGCCAAAATCCTATTGGGCACATAAAGTTTTTTAGTCATCTTCAATGCCTTTCATCGAGGTTCTTATTTCTTCTATTACCCAAGTCATGCCTCGTATCTGACCTGTAATAAACCGATAGTCCTCTATTGAGTCTATCGAGCCATCTGCTAAAGACTGTGTTAATTCTTCTTGTCTTTTGCGAATGTTCTTTAATAAATATTCCGCTAATTTAATTCCATCCATTTTATAAATCTTCTTCTTGATATAAATTAGCACACATAGGACATTTATATTCTTTAAATTTATACATTCCTACAGTCGGTATTGGTTCTTCATGCACTATTTCTTTCATGGCAATTTTATGAATCCAACAAATTTTAACTGATTTTTCTTTTTCATTCAAAGTCTAGGTTTTCCTTCATGATCTAACATACTTTTCATAGCAAGTATCCAAAGTTCATCATATGTCATTTGGTTAGTCCTTTCTGCTTTTCATATGTCCTAAGTCCTCCGATGCCAAGCATTCCGCCGAGAACAGTTAAAAGTGTACCCATATCAAATTCAGGAAGTTCTGGTAGTTCTGCACCAGCAAAACTTGCACCAAATATAATTAGATCTTTTACGATAAAATGATAAGCAAAAGCAATCGCACAGACCCACCCAACAGCGGGTCGCCAGCCGCCCTTAAATATAGAGCCACTTGCTGCCTCTGCTTTGTTAATCTCTAACTGAGCAAGCAGTGCCTCCTGGGCATGTTTTTCAGACATCGTGGCTATCTCGTGGGCGAGCTTCGCCTTCTGATCTGCGTCTGGAATAAATTTGTCTAGTAGTCCAGTGACTGGACCTATTAAAGCTTGTAACATTGCTACCTCCTAATAAACCTTAACTTTTTTATCATCAAGACTTGGTATGAGTTTACACATACACTCATAATTTTCAACTTTAATCGGAACTTCTATTTTTTGCCTACTTAATCTTTCAGAATAATACAAACAATCATTTATATTTTTAAAATAAATACCGCCATTAAAATTATCATTTAAATAGCACATAAGCATAAATACAGTCATTTTTTTCTTGCACGTTTCAATGACTCTTTAGCAGATTTTGCTATTTTTACAACCTCTGTTTTTTTCATTACTTTTGCCCTTTGTTCCATTACTGTTAGTATTTGGATCTTTCTTGCATAAGGCTTGTTAATTCTTTTAACTTTTGAGACTGTCGCTCTAGCATCTGCTGGAGTAGCAAATTTAATTCTAACTGTATCTTTAGGGTTTTCGTCAGTGTATAAACGTCTACCAGAACCTTTTGGTTTTTTTCCAGTTCCAACTTTAGGATCTTTTTTTGTTTTTGCCATTTTTATATCTTTTGCTTTGATCTTTTTTTATTTTTGTCAAAACTTTCGCCTGCTTCGCATGTAGCTTAGACGCTTTTCTTAATCCACCTATAACTTTTTTTAAAGGTTTTGTATAATGAGGCATTTTAATCTCCTAAAATTAAATTTAATTTTTTTCTTTTGTGTTGTTGTTAAAATTATCTCCCTTATGTTCGTGACCCATCCATATACCAAAAACGCCTGTCATAACGCCCATGACAACTGATACGAACGCTGATTGACTGGCAGTTGGGGAATCGAGTTGCATGAACCATTCTGCACATCTCCACGACATAATCGTACTTACAAGCATCATCAGTCTAGGAAGGATCTTCCATTTCAAAAACGTCTCTACATTCATTTCATTAACAACTCATTTAAACCGAAACCTTCTAAAAGAATAAGGGTAAAGAATAATAATAAAATACCACCTGCTATTAGCTTACCAGAAAAATTTGTAGAACCAATCTTTATTGCTACAAATTCATTGCTTAATATCCTCAAAGATAGTTCAAAACTATTCTCATCAATTTTTACGTTTATCGGTTTTTTCTTTTCTTCTGTCATTTTTATTTAACTGCACTATTTAAAGAATTTATTACATCATCAATATTTGGCTCTTTTTGCCAAGGATTGTAAACACATTTAAATTTTTTAGGACACCAACTCTCTATCATCATTTCGTAAGTTTCATTTCCGCCTTTATAAATACAAGCCATCATACCAGTTTTTGATTTAATTCTTTTTGCAAGTCTACAAGTAGTATATTTTTTTTTTTGATTTTACCCTGCCATATTTTTTGTCGTTTTGTATAGTCTTTAGGTTTATAAATATAGCCCTCTGTCATGTGTATGTAATTACTTGCTCTCGATTCTTTAATCCATATACCAGCAACTAAAACAACAAATCCACCTACAATACAAGCAACTATAAACCAGGTAACTGCTTCACCTATTTGTCTTCTTAACTGTTGTTGTTTATAAATTGTTTGTTGTCTTTCTTTGCGTATTTGACCTTCCATTTTTAAAAGGTCGTCATAAGCTTGTGGCCCATAAGTCATGTTCAGAAACATCTTGAGTTCGTACCTTTGTTCCTCAAGTTTCTTCTTGGCTGCATAAGCAGAGAGAGCTGCCTCCTCAATTGATCCAGCCTTAAACAACTTGCCAAACAGGGGAGGATTTTTTGCTTGTTTTTCAGCGTTATCAACATCAGATACAGCTCCCATCCAGCGTCCGATATCTCCAGACATTTGTTCCAAATCACGACCTACCGAAAAACCCTGTTTTATTGCCGTAAATGCTTTTGAGGCTACTCCCATAGCTATTGATATTGTTACTGGATCTATCGCATGACTCCATTAAAATACGCCCTGAAACCTTTGTGGCCTGGCTATCGGTGAAAATTTTTTAATCACGCCTCCACTACTCTTTTTTTGTGGATTTTTTTGATTTTTTTTTCGGCTTGCTAATTTTGGCTTTGATTTCCCCGCTTTCGACAACGCTATCGCTACTGCTTGTTTCTGTGGGTACTTCTCTTTCTTCAACTTGCGAATGTTCTTGCTTATTGTTTTCTGGCTCGATCCTTTCTTCAACGGCATTTACTACTCCTTCTTTTGCAAGTCTTCTTTGTCTTTTCTTTTCTTTTTCAACTTCCCAAATTTTTTCTCTTATTGAACTAACCATAATTTATCCTTTCATAGCTTTCATTGCAGCAATATCTCTAGTTGTTTGATCTCTTTGATTAGCTAAATCTTCTTGTTGATCTAGTCTTTGCTGGTCAAGTAACACATCATTTCTTTCTTTTTCTTTATCAAATGTTTGCTTTTGATCAAATTGATCTTGCTTTTGTGCTATTTCTTGACCTCTTAATGCTAATTCTTGCTTTCTAATTGTTACAAGAGGATCCTCATTTGGTGGCGGTGTTAACGCTTGTGCATATTGTTCTTGTATTTCAGATGCTAACTCTGCACTGCGTGACGCTACTTGATCTTGCATTGCCTTCATAGCATTTGGATCTTGCTGCATAATCATTTGTTGTTCTGGTGGTATTGTTGCCATAACCTCTTGTTGTGCTTGTAAATCAGCCATTAAAGCTATGTGCTCAGATATATGCCCCTGTAGTGTCATAAGTATAGCAGCATTAGCTTGTGCAACAGGTGTGCTCATCATAGCTAAGTGTGCAGTTATATGAGCTTGATGATTTTGCTCTGGAAAAGCAGTTAACATAGCACCTTTTAAAGCTTCTTGATTTTCTTTGGCAGGATTCATAGGCATAGGTTGAGGAGGTGGTTGCAAAACAGCATCAATATTATTGACACCTAAAGCCTCATACATTTTTCTGTATGCTTGATACATTCCATTGGGACCATGAATATCAGGATTACTTTGTGCTAGTTGCAGTTGTGTTTGTGCCAAAGCAATGCGTTGTGACATAGAAAAAATATTAGGATCAGAAACTGGTAATATATCTATTCTATCATCAAAATCTGTTTGTTTGATCTCAGGCGGTGCTCCAGGTACTTGATATGGATACATAGGCACATCCATAGCAAATATACGAGCTAATAATTTAAACTCTATCTTTTGTGAATAATGCAAACGCTTGTGTATTGCAGACATGACTTTTGTGCCACGTTCCATAATAGCCATTGTTGTGCCAACTGGTGCATTGCCTTGCATCTCACCAACTTTCATGTCAGCCATAGATGCAAAGCGTCTACCAGAGTCTATTAAAGTACCAAGTAGTGAATACAAGGTTTGAGATGGCTCCTTAAATGGTAATGGCATAATCGCTTGACGCAAATCCATACCAACCATATCTACATCTCTGAACTCGCCAGGATTTAGCGGAGACTCATCATCTCTAATCCTTGCACCTCTTGCTTTAAATCCTGCAGGCAAGTTAGATAATGTGCCTGCGTCAATTAGTTGTCTTAGAATTGATGTTGATGCTCTTGAAAGTCCACCTATCATATGAGTAAGGCCAAAGCCATAAAAGCCAAGACCAGGTAAGAACTTATAATGAACAAAATAAGGGATCTTCCTACGGAACGGATCACCTTCATTGAAATTCCTTTTGATTGATAATATTTCACCAGATTTCTCCACTATGGTAACGACATAGGGCATCTTTAATCCAGTGGGTTCTCCATCTTGGCCAATATCTTCAAAGCCAATTAAATCTAAATCTGTGTGAACTTCATATAATGTTAACTCTTCGTTGTAACTAGAACCTTTTTCTACGCCTTGTATGTCATCAATTGTTTCCTTGACCTCATCATAGTTTGATCCTCCGCTATCAGATGAGGGTAAATCTATATCTTTGTAAAACCCCTGCAATTGTAACTTTCTAATCTCATTTTTATCCATACGGACAACATGAGTAATGCGTGTAGATGTTTTAAGGTCTGTTGCATTGTAAGGAACAATTAA